GCAATTGTGATTGTAGTCTTCATTTTCTTTAACCTTATTGTTTTAAATTGTGTCACTTTTCTGTTGCTAGGTAAGTGACCAACCCCACTAATTTAAGCAGCTAGTGCTAAATTAGAAGGTGCGAAATTTTCATTTGCATTTAGTTTAATTGATCTATACGCGATCATCCGGTAAACTCCACTTCACTACGACACCTGTCGATCCTAGTTCAGCCCCATCAAAATTACTTACCTTTTAGATATTTTGGTATATCTGCTTCCTTCTTAGCTAGCCAATTGTTATACGAATTCTTAATCCATTTAATCATTGTCTTCTCCTAAGTAATTTTGGTGGAGCTGTGGGGTACTGCCCCCCAGTCCAGTATGTGTTCACGTTGCTTCAACGTTTACAAATTATATAGTATATAAAAGGCTAAAAATACTCATTATATATTATTTAATATTTTAGTGTATCTTTTATGTTACACTGCTATTCCCATAATATCTCCTTGACCCCAGAGATATTGATCCCAATCTTTTAATTGAGAATGTAGGTGATTCATTAGAACCTTTGTGTTAAATTCTAAACCTTCAAGAGTACGATTATTATCAATAGTATAGTCTGTCATCCATTGTTCAATACTCATACTATCTTTTGCTTCAGGAGGTAGATGATCTGATCTATCAACCCAAATAGCATAATCAAATACACCAGAGTTTTTCATAGCAAAGAATTCTGCTTTATTTCTAAGTCCACAATAGATGTCATACTCATGAAACATTTCACGACCTAGTGTAGCAGGGTCTTTTGCATTATAGTCACATATAGCATCATACCATTCTGCTCTATGATTATGCCTATCAGTGTAACATTCTTCCTCTGATTTATAACCATACTTATCTTTTAAATCATTAAAGATAAATTTCTTTGAGCAAAATTGGCTACTACTCTCAAATGAGTAACCCATATTATCCCTTAGTATTTCACAAACAGTATCTTTGCCATGTCTGCCATGACCTACAACAAGTAATTTTAATCTTTTCTTTTTCATATTATTTCGCTTTGTAAAAAATGTGATTATCAATTTGAGCGGTCTTAATCATAAATTCTTCTGTAGCCCAGAAAGGATTTACATAGTCAGCATGGTAGTGATCAGCACCATTAGTATTATCATTAGATTGATTAGATATAACTTCTGAAGCAATAGTATATGCTAGATCATATGCTTTCTGATCATCTGGTGTTGTATCAGTAAGTGTCCATGTCCAGCTAAATTGTTTATTAGCATACACAACATCACATATATTATCTGCATATTTTGAACTAGCAACTCTATTCATTGTTACGTGAGCAACAGCATACTGTCCATCAATAGTTTGATTTCTTGCTTCATGATAAACATTTAAAGCAAGGCATTCTTTAGCTTCTGCTTTTTCACCATTAAATAGGCCAATACAAGCACCTAAACCAAGTAACATTGCTAATGTAAATGCGCCGGATAAGATATTTTTCATATTTACTACTCATTTATTATGTTTGTTGATAGTATATTAGCACATATAAAATCAGATGTAAAGCATTAAATGTACTTTTTTGCAAGTTTTTTTATACCTAATGCCCAGTTTTCTGCAGCATTTTCTACATATACTAACGCTTTATTAGGAAAATCTTCAGTATAAAATAGTTTATCATTACTATCAAAGTATTTTATATAAGCTCTTTCATTCTTATAATCAAAATGAACTTCAGCCTTACCCTTATTATCTTCAGAATAATATGTGTTTAATTTACGACCCATCTGCTATGAACTCCTTTGTCATTGGAAAAATGTTTGAAATATTTAGAGCAATCTCACGTGCTAATTCTATATGTTCAAGTTGTGTTCCATTACCAGTTCTTAACTCAATGTAGTGTATCCATGATCTTAAGGTTGCATTAGCAAACAAACGTGATACTGTATTACCTTCTGGTAATACCGAGCGAGCTTGTTCTTTAGCAATACCATTTTCAATTGCCCAGTTATAGGCTAACTTTGCTTCATGGATAATTTGGTGTTGTTTCATTCTCCATGATCTTGCAAGTTCCCTATCTGTACTTGGAATAGAATTCTGTCTATTCTTAGGATCTTGCATACGTGCTTCACGAACAACAAATGCTTCATCTTGATCTTGAGGATCCGCATATCTTTGACTGAATTCTTGAAAAGACATTGAGCGGTGTCGTAATAGCTGCCGAGCAATATCACGTGTGGTTTCTATACCTAATGTACAAGATACCATTTCCAGTGGAGACCAATGCTTATGTTCTATAAGGTATCTAATAAGTTTCTCAGCAGTTTTAGTATTCATCTCATTAGCAGGATTAGATACACGTGCACAATAACTAATAATATCTTGTGCATCTTTTAATCCACCTGCTAATAATTCACCTGATGGTTGAGGTGTTACTACAGTCCATACTTTCATTGCATTACTCCATTTTAAAATTATTGAATTTTTCTTGTGCGGTTGTCTTATCAAACACTGGTCCATCTTGAACCATACCACCTGTAGGGTCACCTTCGGCATCCATTAATCGCATTCTTGATCTATCAATACCAATAACAAATCTCTTATTAGTGCTTACATCATTATAACGATTCTTTAATTGTTTAACCATAACTTGACCTACAGCATCTAATTCTTCTGTGGCTATAAGTGCAACCATTAGGTCAGCGGTAGCGGGTAGTCCAAAAGACTCGGACGTATCTTCAAGCCCAACATCTGAGTTACCAAAACCAGAACGTGTCGTTTGCGTTGCAGTGAAGACCGGTAAGTCGAACTCAACAGCAAGGCCACGTAGCTCCTCGGCAATCGCTTTAATATATGTATAAGAATTGATTGATCCTCCCATTGCTTTCATTCTGGATGATGAACAAATATTAAGATAGTCGATAAAGATAATATCTGGTGTAAACTTTTTCTTTAACTTCAATTCATTTAGTAATGCTCTGAAGTGTCCAGAGTGAGCTGAACCAGTTGGATATTCTTTAACAATAAGTTTACCATTTGTTTGTTTAGATATGCGTGCAATCTTTTCTGAATACATTGATTTAGATAGAGTATCTAATTGATCAATAGGAATGTTTAATATATTAGCATCTATACGTTCTGCTATTCTTTCTTCAGACATCTCCATAGTTATATAAAGCACATTCTTACCTTGAGTCATTGCAGCACCTGCTACGTGACACATTGCAAGAGATTTACCAACACCAGTACCAGCAAGAATAACATTAAGTGACTTGTTAGGAATACCACCTTTAGTAATAGTATTTAGCATATCAATGTCAAATGGCATCTTTTCTTCATCTGCATGATAGAAGTCAAACCGTTTAGAGAAATCTTCAATATAATCGTGACCAATGTTAGTATCAAAACTTACACTCAAGGCATCTGATAATAAATCTGGTAATGCATTCTTGGTTAGAGTTTGGTGCTTGCCATCAATAATAGTAATTGATTCCATAATAGCATTATGTACTGCTCTATCTTGACACCACTTCTCTGTTTTATCAACTAACCATTCTTGGTCAATCTCTTCATCTTTAAATATTTCTGGTAGTATTTCTACTGCGTGATGATAATGTTCATCAGAGAAACCAGTTGCTTCATCTAGTTCAATCTTAAAGGCTTCAAGTGTTGGTAGTCTGTTGTACTTTGCAACAAACTTACCAACTTCCTTAAATAGATTTTTATAAACACCTTCAAAATATTCAGGCTTAACAAATGGCAATACTTTGCGCATATAGTTATCATCAACTAAAATGTTTCTTAATATTACCTGTTCAATATTCATTCTGATTCCCTTGTAACCACAGTTTCTTCTTCGATAGACCTAACTAGTATGTCTGATAATACATCACCTACAGCTAATTGTAAATCAATATCTTTTGCACTTAGATCAGCATCTGGTGTTTCTATAATATCAAAGTCAAAGGACATAACAGGTTCTTCACCTTCACCGCTAACTCTTAGTTGACCAAAACCAAATACAGTTTCTACATATGGACCAGTTTTAAATCTAATAGCCCAGGCATCATTTTCACCTGGAACTAATTCATAATCTACACCATCCTCAGGTACTTCACGACCTAATTGTTTATCAAATCTCATTAAGCTTCCTCAATTAAAGAGTCAAGATCAATCTCGGATTTATATCCAATAGTGAACTGACGTTTTATAAATTCTTTAAAATTTGTTTCAGTCATAATACGGTCCCAGAAATCTGACTTGAGTGTCTCAGCCATACGAGATTTCTTTGTAAGGACTTCACCAGTAGCGGGGTTAATACCTTCATACCAACCATTACTTGGCTTCTGGGCAAATCCACCAGCAAGAGCAACTTCTAATAAACCAGAATATTGTTCTACGCCACCTTCCCACGATACTGAGATAGGGATTTTAGATTTTTCTTTAACAGACCGAGACTTCTCAATATTAACAACAAAGTCATAACCAGTTACTTCTGTACCAGTTTTGTTCTGTCTGCGACCAATGATCCAAATATCATTAGCTGAGTAATATATACCTGATCCACCAGAAACAATAGCTTTAGGGAATAGACCCATTTCTTGATATGTGTGGTTAATAGCCAACATAGAAATATCTTTCATAGCCAGATAAGGAGTACACATACGGAACAAACTTTTTAATTGTTTAGCACGTGACATATCTGCAACAGACTTCTCATTCTGAGCATCTTCCATTTCTTTCTTAGAAGCAAGGTTACCGATTGAATCTATAACAACAATAACATTATCTTTCTTATCCAAACCTTCTAATTGGTTTATAAGATCAAACTTTAATTCTTCTACATTAGTAATAGGCGTATGTAGAACCCGTGATGCATCAATACCAAATTGTTGAAAGTATGCTTGAGGTGATCCAAACTCTGAATCGTAAAAGAGCATTACAGCATCTTTATGTTTGTCAAGATATGCAGAAGCCATTAGTAATGCAAATGATGTCTTAAAGTGTTTAGAAGGACCAGCTAGTACAGTTAGACCAGGTGAAAGACCTCCGTCAACAGAACCAGATAGTGCAACATTAATCATTGGCACTGGTGTTGAAACCATTTCTTTATTATTAAAGAAACCAGATTCCGAAAGAACCTCAGTATGTTTCAACTTTGTATTCTTCTTGAGTTTATCCATTATACTCATTTAGTTTTCCTTTTAATTATTTTCACATACACGAGTTCGCAAGTCTGTACTTGAGAACCGATGATTTCTGCTGTTAAAATATAATTCAATACCAAGTTGTCGGCATATATCTTTACCAGTAAAATCTTTTTCTTTATATTCATCTCCAAGAATGCGAACATTGATTGGATACATTTGTAATATATCTAGTAAGTCTTGTTCAGACGCATACACAATAATCTCATCAACATATCTAACAGCAGCAAGTTGTGTATATCTTTCAACAATAGTTTGAATTGGTGTATTCTTTTCTTTTCTATCTGCAGAAGGATCAATCTGTAAACAACAGATTAGATAATCACATTGAGATTTAGCCTCACGGAGCATAGCAATATGCCCTGCGTGAAGTAAATCAAATGTAGATGCTGTTACACCAATATTTTTAGAAGCCATTTGGAAAAGCCCATAAGTAATATTGATGCATTAGATTTTCGCCACCAACAGTAATCCGTTGGTGTAATTCTTTCATAGATATGCCGTGATATTCACAAGCACCTTTCATTAGAAGATCAGCAGCTGTATTAGTTGACATTATAATATTCCTTGTACCAACTTACAAAGTTTTCTACACCAACAGACATAGGTGTTGTAGGTTCATATCCGAGTTTTCTAATCTTAGTAGTATCAGACCAAGTTGCATGTGTATCTGCAGGGTGCATAGGTACTAACTCACGAATGGCTTCACGACCAAGGTTCTTTTCAATATTATCTACAAAGTCAACAAGCTTAACTTGTTCACCATAACCAATATTAAATACTTCATTATAGCTTTCATCATGATTTGGATGTAAACCCTGTAGGTTAGTATGTTCAAGAATAATTTTAATACCTTGTACAATATCATCAACATATGTAAAGTCACGGATCATATCACCATGATTAAATAGTTTGATAGGCTCACCAGCCACAATGTTTTTAGTAAAATCAAATAGTGCCATATCAGGGCGACCCCATGGACCATAAACAGTAAAGAAACGAAGACCAACAGTCCGTGTAATTGAACTAGACATAAACTGTGCTTCGTTAGTAAATTTAGTATAGCCATATGGATTTAATTGATAACCACATTTCTCATCTTCTTTCCATGGTAATTCATTACCAGCCATAGTGCATGATGTGGAAGCATAAACAACTTGATCAACACCAGCGGCATTACAAGCTTCTATTAGATTTTGAGTACCAGTTACATTATTATCAATGTATGTTTGTGGTTCTTCTAACGAGTGTCGTACACCGGCATATGCTGCAAGATGCATTACAATATCTGGTTTATGTCGTTTCATAAATTCAGTAAGACCAGTTAAGTCTTTTAGATCAACATACGATACTTCAATACTACGTTCACGCAAATTATTTGCTCTAGCATTTTTTAGACTAACATCATAGTAGTGGTTAAAGTTATCAAAGCCAGACACTTTGTGTCCATCATCTTGTAGGGATTGTGCTAGGTGATAACCAATAAAGCCTGCACAGCCTGTAATCATTACGTGAGTCATTTTTTTCTCCTTGTAGGTTTATTATAGCACATCATCTAGGATATGTAAACAACTTTTTGTTCTTTTTCTCTATCATCTAATTCATATTGAGAACGTACATTATTGTTCTCTGCAATGACTAGCTTTAGAATAGAGAGATGATCTGTCCCAGCAAATGCTGATAGAGCATTTGTATCTTTGGGGAAACAAGCACCACCAAAACCACTGCGACCATCAGGACCAGGAACCTGAGTATGACTGTGACTAATCCTGGGATCAGTGCCAACAGCAGTAATAATATTATCGTAATCGGCTCCATGACTATCAATTAACTCCTTATATTGATTAAACCACATAACTTTAGTGGCAAGAAAACTATTAATGCCATACTTTACAAAAGCGGCATCTTGTGCAGCCATCTTATATACAGGGGCTGGCTTACAACGGCTGAACTTATTATATAAATTCTCAAGT